TGGTAAAACTATACAGGAATTTGCAGGTGACTTAATCTTTCTAGCTCCTGATGGCTTTAGAACTATTGCAGGTACAGCAAGAATTGGTGATGTTGAGTTAGGAACTATCAGTAAATCTATACAACCTGTTATAAATGATATTTTTAGTAGTACAATTACTTCTGAATATAGTAGTGTAGTGCTTAGAGATAAGTCACAATACAGACTTTATTATAGTGCTTCAAATGCTTCAACAACTAATTCAAAAGGAATTATAGGAACTCTTACAGCTAGAGGTTTTGAATGGGCAGAAGTACAAGGAATACAAGCTCCTGCAGTAGCTTCTGGATTTAATTATTCAGGAAAAGAAAAAATATATCACGGAGACAGAGATGGATATATCTACAACCATGATACAGGAAATAGTTTTAATCCTGCAGGAACTGAAACAAATGTAGACGCAGAGTACCAATCACCTGATTATGATTATGGAGACTTTGGAACTTTAAAAACTTTAGATCATGTTAAAGTTTCTGTATTTCCAGAAGGATCTGTAGAGCCAACACTTAGAGTTAGGTTCGATTATGACAGTACAGACAGGCTTCAACCAACAGATGTAGGAATAATATCAGCAACTCCTTCTATATTTGGAGATTCATCAGCAGTATTTGGTACAAGTACTTTTGGTGCGCCAGAACAACCTTTAGTAAGAGCTACATTAACAGGAAGCGGACACAGTAACTTCTTTAAAATATTTAGTAATGATACAAATGCTCCTTACACAATAAATGGCTTATACATAAATTACAGACCATCGGGAAGACAATAACAACAAAGAGAGAATTAAATTATGGCTCAGACATATACCAGACAAAGTTCAATAGCAGATGGCGATACAATAACTGCTGCACTTTTTAACAACGAATACAACCAACTTTTAAATGCTTTTAGTTACTCTTCAAGTAGTGCATCATCTACAGGACACAGACACGATGGTACTGCTGGACAAGGTGGTAACGTACATACTATTGGTGATTTAGACTTCCTTAATAAAATTGTTGTTGATAGTACTAATAATAGATGGGGTGTCTTTGTTGAAGTATCTAGTGCAGCCGTAGAACAAATAAGAATACAAGACGGAGCAATAGTACCTGTAACAGATAATGATATAGATTTAGGTACAAGCTCTCTGGAATTTAAAGACCTTTTTATAGATGGTACTGCACATGTCGATACACTTGACGTAGATGTAAATGGTACAGTAGCAGGAACTTTTGGAGTTACTGGAGCTACTACTCTATCAAGTACTCTAGCAGTTACAGGAGCTGTCACAGGTTCTAGTACAGTACAAGGTACAACAATAACGGCTACTACAGCTTTCGTACCTGACGCATCTGATGGTGCTGCTTTAGGTACAAGTGCTTTAGAATTTAGTGATCTCTTTCTTGCAGACGGAGCAGTTATAAATTTTGGTGATGACCAAGATGTTTCTCTAACGCACGTTGCAGATACAGGACTGCTTCTTAACAGCACAATGGCTTTACAGTTTAATGATGCTTCACAGTATATTAATGCTCCAAGTGCTACAGTATTAGATATTAACGCTACAGATGAAATTGAACTTAATGCTACTTTAGTGGACATAAACGCTAATGTTGAAGTTTCAGGAACATTGACAGTAGCAGGCGCAGTAGACTTTGGAGATGCTGCATTAAGCAATGTAGGTGCAGTACAGCTTGATAGTATTGCAGGTGATGGAGATACTAATACTTCA